CGCGGTGGCTTTCTCTGCCTCCGCCTTGGCTCTCGCTTCCTCTTCCTTGCGCTTGCGTTCCAGTTCGGCCTTTTGACGTTCTTCCGCCTCTTTCCGTTTGCGCTCCTCCTCCAGCCGTGCCGCCTCGATTGCGTTGGTCTTGCGAATTTCCTCTTGCTCCTCCAGTTGTTTCCGGAGGGATGGGAGGCGGTCGACCAAGGATTGTTTCAGTCCCTCGATCTCGAAAGCGTATCGATCGGAATATTCTTTTTTCTTTAGGATGGCTATCTCGTTCTTGATCGCTTTGCGGGTCTCACCGTCCATATAGAATGTCTGTTTGTTATCCACGACGTTTTTCACGAAATCCGTCCATGAGAAACCGGTGCTTGTTTGCGTGATCTGCCGGCATACGTCCCCATACGTGGCTAGGGAGGCACGATTGAAAATCCCGTTCAAGGCGTTGATATGCTTCTCGACGTAGGCGGCGTACGTGGTATCAAGCAAGACCGTTATGTCGGCCCGGTATTGGGCTTTCTCGTTCTCCGCCAACTGTTTTTGCCGGGCCTCTTCCTCACGGCGTTTTTGCTCTTCCAGCTTCTTGGCGGCGTATTTGTTACGCTCCATCTGTAGCAGATAAGGGATGGTTCCCTTGGATTTGGCGTCTATGGAACCCTCTAGTGTCGTGAAACGTTTGGATATGGCCGTTAGCATTTGGGTTAACGGCTTCCGGCGGTTGTTCATGTTCTCTACGGTCTTCTTTGACTTCGCAAGGTATTCTTGTACCGCAGTGTCGATCTCGTCCGTGCCGATACCTCCATTTCCCTCAATCGTGTCCAAGAGGGTTTTCCCTGCGTTCGTGCAAGCTGAGACCGACGCCTCATTGCGGGCGAGAATATCCGGGGCTGTCTGTAAGATGCTAATGACCTCGTTAGCCTTGAAAGGTAAATTGTTATTCTGTGTATCCATGTCGATAAAATTTTGAATGTTGATATTGAACTCTTAAAATCCGGCTTCTTCATCTTCTTGTGATATTTGGGCTGTTATACCAGATACGGGTATCGGTTCCGCTTGCGGTTGCTCTCCGAATCCTTGTAAAGGATTTTCCGATTGGGGCTGGAGGGCTTGCGGTTGCTGTCCGGCTTGATTGGGCTGGATAACGGTTGTTTCTTCCAGTCCGTAGTCGATCTCTTGCGGTTCCTCCTGTGTCTCGAATGAGGAGAACTGTCCCGTGCGTACCTTGGGATATCCGTCGAAAGCGTGCTTGATAAGCTTGCTTTCCAAGAATCCCGGATCAATACCTCCTTCGCTAGAGGTATAAAGGGCATTGGCCTTCCCTTCTTTCTGCCGGGTTTGCGGGTTCCATTTCTGGTTGTTCTTAAAGCTGTACACTTCCAATCGCTTGATATCGCCTTCCATCATCCAGTGCCAGTCCACGGTACCGTCGGAGCGTACGATACGTAAGAAACCACCTATCACCTTGTTGGACTTTCGGGGGCATGCCGCTTGGTAGGTCACGGTCTTTACGCCGTCGATCAACCCGGGGGAGAAGGTATCGCCCTCATAGCAAACCACGGGATTATCCACGTAACGGACTTGTCCGGCACGTTGCCGCATGACTAACTCGCCATATCCGGTGATGGAGAGATAAGCACGTAGTTCGTAGATATCGCTACCGTTGTTATCCTTATAGCCGGTCTTCGTGCTACGGGGAAGAATATAACAGTGCGGTCGTCCTGTCGGGTCAAGTGACAGGCCGTTGACCGCTATGTCCAAAAAGCATCCATAGAGGGATAACGGTGTGCATTTTTGCAGTTCCGGCTTGTCTTGTAAGATCTTCCGGAAGTTGAATTTCTCTTTCTCGTAGATTTGCGCTCCTTGGGCGGTACCCCAGATTGCGTTATACATTTGGATGAACTTTTGTTCTACCCTGTTATCTTCCGCTATCATGAGCGGGTCTAGCTGATTCAACTCAGCTACTTTGATCTGAATTAGATTCGACATGATGTTATGTTTTTAAATATTAGTTACCAATGTTTAGCTATCATGTAAGCCATTGCCGCACATCCGGACGTCGTGATGATATGCAGGAAATGTCCTAGGCAAATAGCCACGATTCCAAGTATGGCGAGCGTTCCGAAAAGGATGTAAAATCCCCACCTCACCGCTTGGGCGAGTTTCCAGTAATCTGTTTTCATACGTCAATGATTTATTAGCAATGCGGTTTACCGTCCGTGAAATAGCGAGTTGGATGGGTATCGTAAACTTCCTTTTGCAACGCCTTGCCAAGGTGCCTTGCTATGTTAATGATTCATTTAATAGTCGTATGGATTCAGGGCGCACTTATACAGGTTTTCCAGCCTGTACTCGATTTTGCCCGGTCGCTTGTAACGTTGTAGCCTACCTTCCGAGACCCATTTTTCCACGTTCTGCCTCCCGAAACGGAGGTGCGCTTCCTTTTGCCCGATAAATTCCCGGATACCCGCTTGCATCCTTGTGATTTGCCAAGCAAGGTATTCGATCTCGATCTTTCGTAAAGAAGGTATGCTTTGATAGGTGTTTTCGGTTGGCATGATTATTCGCCCTTAAATAGATTCTTTTCGTTCGCATATCGCATGAACTCCGCCATGGAGTGTATCGAGAGTTTCCGGAAAACGTTCTTCCGGTGGTTCTTTACGGTGTGGGACGAGATGAAAAGCGTTTCCGCGATCTCTTCGTCTTTCTTGCCATAGTAGCAAAGCTCCATCACCCGAAGCTGGCTGTCTGATAATGTACTGTTGAACTTCGGTTCACAGATTTTCTTAAACCCGTCACACTCTCCTCGTAGAGGGCAGCCGACAAACTCGAATTTGAAATTCCAGTTCTCATCCACGTCTATCATGTTATCGTACAGCCCGAAGTTGCATTTGATAAACCTGCGTACAGCCAAGAAATCCCGGTAGCATTTATTCCCGTCGTAGCGGGCGTAATACTTGCGGAGTGCCGCATAAGCCTCCGGATAGAACTCTTCCAAAATCTCAAGGAAACTTTGAATGAAATCCGTATCGGACTCTTTCAGTTGGCGTTCCGGCTGTCCCTGCTCTTTGATAGTTACTTCGCCGGAGGGGGTGGTATAGAATTCTATTGCGCGCATATCTTATCCTCCTTTGGGAATAACTCACTGGCAGGAATGCCAAGTTCTCTTTCTATCACTTCTTGGGCTAATGCGTCCGGTTGGTAGACTCCCGCTACCCAACATCTGACGGCCGATTCAGATCGTTTGGTAATGGTAGCTATCTTTTGGATGAAAGCCTTCTTGGGCGGCGTGTTGTCCATGGAGAAGTAGATCTCTCTGAACGAACGAGCGCCAGTCTCATGACCTTGTAGGTTTAATTTTTCCATTTTTGCCTCCTTACATTATTATATATGTTCTAATTTCTTTACCTTTGACAGTGTATTAATGATTACAGGTGCAAATATAAAACATGTTTGATTTATTTCAAATAAAAAATCAAACATTTTTGTATTCAGATCAAACTTTTTTTATCATGTTAGAGTTGCCTCCTATAAATCAAAGGATTAAAGATCTTGTAAATGAAGAAGCAAATGGCAATAAAACTGCTTTTGCTAAGATGCTGGGTTATTCTAGTTCTCAGAAAATCAATAGATTGTTTATTATTGATGAACGGAATAATAAATATCCTACCCCTTCTTCTACTATATTGTCTGATATATCAAACAGGTTTGATATTGATCCGAGCTGGTTGATGACAGGAGAAGGGAATAAAAAGAAAGTTGTAGAAGCTATACCTATAGATGTAAACTGTATTTTAAATGTGCCTCTTGTGAATCAATATGCTTATGCCGGTTATCTGTGTGGCTATGCGGATGCCGAATATATAGAAACTTTACCTACAATTCCTTTTATTGTTGATCATGAAGCTCATGGCCATTATATAGCTTTTGAAGTTAGAGGGGATAGTATGAACGATGGAACGGAAGAAAGTTATTTAGAAGGTGATCGTCTATTGTGTCGTGAGATTAAGCGTGAACTGTGGATTGATTCAAAATTGCATATTCGAAAATGGGATTTTGTCATTGTTCATAAAGAAGGCGTGCTTATAAAAAGGATAGTGGAACATAATGTAGAGAATGGAACTATAACTGTGCATTCTTTAAACCCGATATATCCAGATAAGGTAATTTCTTTAGCCGAAGTATACCAAATATTTAATGTTATTGAGTTCTTGAGGCCGAAAAGAAGGTAAGTTTAGTATAAGAATCAGTTTAAAACTAAGTATTGATATGGAAGAGTATATGTATATAGCAGCGATTGTCGGATGTGTTTTTGGCATTTTACAGATAATCCTTTTTATCAAGCTGTGGATAATGACAAACGATATTCGTAAGATTAAAAACAAATATCTTGGAGAAGATAATGGAAGTGCTAAATCTGAGGTTATGGATCAAGTAAAGGTAACAGACGATACTTCAATACGTTATGTAAGTATATTGTTTACAATAGCTTCATTACTGGGAGTTTATTATGTACCTATGTTGATTGGTATAGCGATAGTCGTGATTAATGTTATTCTATTGGTCTATGCCTTTACAAGGAAATAATTGAACTATAAATTGTAGACTATGAATGATCTTAAGAATATCGATGATGTCATATTTTGGCGAACAAAGAGTAATATTATACTTACTCAATATGCTATGAAAGATAGAAAAGTGGGACGTTTCGTAAGAGCTCGTTATTATAATAATATTAAATCTTTCACAAGTGATCCGACTGATAGGGATATTATAGAAGAACATCTAATTAGGGAAAAATGGTTGAAAAGATCTGATGATAATAAGCGATCTATATCGATTACAGAAGAAGGTCTCTGTATGCTTAGGACCGGATTTATTGAAACTGAGGTTAGAGCTATGTTAAATAACTATATTATGGTTACGTTTTCTATTGCGGCTTTTGTGATTTCTGTTAGCTTTTATTAGTAAAAATTGAATCATAGATATGAGGAATTGTTGGGTTTCAATATTAGCATTGGTGATATCTGTTATAGCGCTAATGTTGTCATATCGAGTTGCCCCTATTGATTTTAAGGATTATTGGGGGGTGGTATTAGGTACGCTTTCTTTATTGGTTACATTGCTTATTGGATGGCAAATATATGGGAGTTTAGAAATGGAAAAACAAATGAAAGATATACGAAAGCTTAATCTTTTATTAGTGAATAAGATGAATGAAATTGATTCTCAATCACTGAATTTGCGTGCCGCAGTGAATTTTGCTCAAGCAGCATCAATAATGAGTCAACAACCTATTACTGCTTATAAAAGTCTTTTGGTTTCTCTTTATTATGGGTTGAAAGCTGGAGATTCTGATAGAGTATGTTCTGCTTTAGGAACGATGGAGAATATTTGTAAAGCTTTAGATACAATCGATAAAGAGCGGATTCCCAAAGATATTAACGATTCATTAGATGTTTTTAATGAAAAAGGGGAAAATGTTGTATGTGAAGTGAAAAAGCACAGTGAATATTTGCTAATAAAAGATAGATATGAAAAAGTAGAGGCAGAGATGAAAAATGTTGTTGAAAGATTGAAAACGTGTACAAAATAAATTAGCTCTACATAACGATTCCTATTATAGGGAAGGTGAAATTGTTATTGACAAGTACTTTGAGTGGGGATTTCTAATAGAAAGAAGAGAACCAATAGATGAAAAGCCTTGGATAGTCTGTTATGAAATTACTCCAAAAGGATTAAAAGCTCTAAAATGGAGAAAAATAGAGTGTTTTTAACCCAGAGTGGTTATCGGAGAATAGGAAGTGGCTGATACCACTGTTATTGCAACATTAGCTTTGCTTGTATCTATTATGGCTTTGATTAGAACATTTTGATTTGTTTTTTCTCTATAAGGACATATATCCCATAAATGGATGAGATAGGCACATAGTACTATAATATTTGCAATTAGAATAATTTGCAGAAAACTCATATCATTTTTATCTAAAAATATAAACACATGGAAGATAAAGACAAAATAATAGTTTCACTCCGGAAACAGCTCAAAGATGCTATTAGCCGGTGTAATGCCTTGGAGCAGGAAAATGCTCTACTGTCATATCAACTAGAGAAGAGGGAGAAGGAATGTCCGGAATCACGTTAAGGATAGACAAAGGCAAGTCTCCCGTTTTTACCGAGATCATGAGTTTGCTTCAAGCTTTCCCCGGATTAAAGGAATGCAAGAGGCTTTATTCGGTAAGGCTAACGGAAGAGGATGTTTTCAGGTTCCGGAGTGAGCTGGAGCGGATCATGCAACTCTTGCCTCATTTGAGCGAAAAGGAGTGGTTCGAGATTCCGAGGTATGGGACGGACGAATGGGCTAACTGGATGATAGACCTGCATCAAAAAAGACGACTATAAATGTCGTTTTTACTATGTATTTACAGTATCTGTTGTAACAAATTGATAATCAAATTGTATTATCCGCACTCGAAATGCGGTGAGCGGGTAACCGCTCCCTGGGTTCGAATCCCAGTCTTTCCGCTTGATAACTATAACTTATTCACGCAGAATACTAAATGAAGCATATCGATATTGCGATAATGTTTTATGAAATTTGCGATTTCCCTCATATCGTTTCTTAGTGCTACTTTTTGAGAGGGGATATTTGTGTCCCGTATGATGGAGTATACTTTGTCGAAGTTAAGGATATTGAAGGCGTATTCCTTACAAGCTATGGCGGCTTCGGTAGCATAACCTTTATGCCAGTATTCCGCCCTAAGCAAATAACCGATCTCCGGAACCTGTTGACCATTGAATTCTTGATAGGTGAGACCACATTGACCGATAAGCTCTCCGCTGTCTTTCTCTATCATCCCCCATAAACCAAAACCATCGTTTTGATACCTCCTTAATTGCTTATCAAGCCATTCTTGTACCTCTTTTTTACTGAACGCTCCCTCGTAAGCGTACATTACAATCGGATCTTGTAAAAGCTTACAGATATTATTAAAATCATCTTGTTTTAATTCCCTTAATAGGAGTCGCTTTGTCTCTAATATCATCTCTTTCATACGATATTTCTTTTTGTCTTCTCAAATTGTTGGATGACTAGTTAGAATATATCGCTCAAGGAATACCGGAGTTGATCCATCATCAACGGCACTTCCGCCTCCTCGATTCCCGCTACAAGAAGATCGGGAATATCTTGATTGAACTGCTCTTGGAACTTCGAGAAATCACCGGACTCTTTCTCCACGGCTTTTTTATAAAAAGCAAGCGCTCCCTTGATATTCTGTAATGCCCATTCCGTATGTCCCGCATTCAAGAAATCTTGGGTGTTGGGTTGATTATCCATGATCTTTTTGTAATAATTACGGGCCTGATCGTATTTACCGGTCAAGAAAGAACACCAAGCTATTGGACGCCAAGCCTTCGTACTTTTATTGTCCAGATAATCTACCTTGAAATAATATTTCAGCGCCTCATTATAATTCTTGAGTTCAAGATGGCAGTGGCCGATACATATTTGGATCGATAAATCATCCGGATTGAAAGCCTCGTAACGATGATAGTATTTCAACGCTTCTTCCGGTTGCTTTAAGGTACGGTAACAACCGGCGATCCGGCGAATAACCCATTTACTGTCTGGATTGATAAGATCCGCATGTAAATAAGCCTCCAAGGCGCCTTGTATATCGCCATTCATTTGTTTGCAGTAACCGATTTTCTGGAATAAGATATCACTTTCTTGATTTGCGTCGGATAAGCGATTGTAGATCGTGAGTGCGTCAAGGAAGTAATTCTTCCGGAGATAATACTCCGCTATAGTTGTCAAACTTTCCTCATCACTGACGTAAGGCTGCAAAATTGGCAGGTTATGAAAGTCTAGCGCAGATGTAAATATGTCATCAAAATCCAGATGTCCCGGATAAAGTTTGAAGAAACGATACAAGTCCTGTATGTACTGTCCGGATATGATTTCCAGTTTTCCCCGTTTACTGATTAATTCCTCCTTTGTTTGCTGAATCATCTCGGAGGCTTGACTACCAAACTGTCCCATCATCATTTGACGGGCTTGATCCGGCAATTGCATCATACTGAAATATAAGGAATATTTATCGGAATTACACATGAATGCCGCAAGAGTCATGGAATCTAGCATATCCTTTTCCGTTTGATTCTTGCTCAACTGATTGCCAAAAGCGGAATGCTCGGTCGTGAATGGCATGAACCAGTTACCCAGTTCCCGGAAAAAGGGGAAATGCTTTAGATGCACGAAAGTAGAGTGCATTACGTCCGCGCCTTCTTGTTGCAGTTCGCTGAACTCCTCCATTTTCTTCCCTAAGGAACTGTTCGATAACATATTCTGCCACTCCGGATTCATCTCGTTTCCGAGAAGTTCCGGATTGATATCCTTTAAGTTTATCTTTTGACTGATTTTAGGGCCTAGCTTGATCATCTCCGGAATGATCTCGTCTTGTAGCTTACGGGTGATCTTCTCTGTCTCACGGGCTAGGATAAAACGAAGGGTAATCGTGCGGATCGCTTTCGTGAAATTAGGAAATCCCTCGGATAAAGCCGCTAGTCGATCCGCTATCTGCGGATATAACGCCGTACGTTTCCTATAGGTATAGAGCGTCAAGAGAATCCCGATCAACGCGCGGTAACGAATCTCATCTTCTTGGAGATTGGCCGCATCGAATAATAATAGCAGTTTCTCCTTATCGAAAGCGGCTTGCAATCCCAACATTAATGCCGATACGATTTGGCTACCGATGATAAAAGGCAACTCTTGGTCATTCAATAGGTTCCTGATGGAGGCTATTTCTTCCTTATTGAGAGGATTCGAGGTCCAGATCTTATTGAATAATAGGATCGTGGCGGATTCGATTTGCTGCTGCTCCGTGATGGTTCCGGTCGGAGTCTCTATCTTCACCAGAGAGGCGTTTCTCAAGACCTTGTGGAGCTGGTCATAGTTGGTAAGCTCCTTTTGCATCATTCGCCTACGGCTATAATAGGAGAGAGGCGAATCTACCGATAAGGCCTTGTGCTTCACTATATCCGCGAACTCATAGCTGGATGCGATCAAGTTGTTGTATATCTGGTCTTGCATCGGATCTTTAGCCCCCTCGATCCGGTATCGCAACATATATTTATAAGTATCTTGTAGCTCGTTCAACCTGTCTTGGAATGAGTACTCACGTATTCCCGCTATTAGACTTTGGAGAAAATCGAACGCGTTCTTTAGCTCCTTTTCGTCTAATGAACCGATAATTCGGTTGTATGCTTTATTTATTTCTTGTATTGTCATATACTATTAACAACAAATGGTATGCCAAAAGTATAGTATTTAGGCTAAATTTCCTATCTTCGCGTACCTAAAAATAAATTTAGCAGATGAAGAATATCCGCAATTTCTGTATTATTGCTCATATTGACCATGGGAAAAGTACCTTGGCAGACCGTTTGCTTGAGTATACCAAGACAGTAGAAGGTAAAGACATGCAAGCTCAAGTCCTTGACGACATGGATTTAGAGCGTGAGCGTGGTATTACGATCAAGAGCCATGCGATCCAGATGAAGTATAATTATAAGGGTGAAGAATATATACTGAACCTGATCGATACTCCGGGGCACGTGGACTTCTCGTATGAGGTTTCCCGTTCTATCGCCGCCTGCGAGGGTGCGTTGCTGATCGTGGATGCGGCCCAAGGTATTCAGGCGCAAACCATCTCTAACCTGTATATGGCGATAGAGAATGACTTAGAGATTATTCCGGTGATGAACAAGATCGACCTGCCTAGCGCCATGCCGGAGGAGGTAGAGGACCAGATCGTGGAACTGTTGGGCTGCCCTCGTGAGGATATCTTACGGGCGAGCGGAAAGACAGGTGAGGGAGTGACTGAGATCTTGAATACGATCGTGGAGAAGGTCCCGGCCCCGAAAGGTGATCCGGAGGCCCCGTTGCAGTGTCTGATTTTTGACTCCGTTTTTAATCCGTTCCGTGGTATTATCGCTTACTTCAAGGTGGTAAACGGCGTGATCCGTAAAGGTGACCATGTGAAGTTTATCGCTACAGGAAAAGAGTATGACGCCGACGAGGTAGGTATATTGAAATTAGATATGTGCCCCCGTGAGGAGATCCGGACGGGAGACGTAGGATATATCATTTCCGGTATCAAGACGTCCCGGGAGGTGCGTGTCGGTGATACGATCACTCATGTGTCTCGCCCGGCTAAAGACGCGATCGCCGGTTTTGAGGAGGTGAAGCCGATGGTCTTCGCCGGTGTCTATCCAATTGATAGCGAGGATTTCGAGAACCTTCGTGCGTCATTGGAGAAATTGCAGTTGAACGACGCTTCCTTGACTTTCCAGCCGGAGAGTTCCGCCGCGTTGGGTTTTGGGTTCCGTTGCGGTTTCTTGGGCTTGTTGCATATGGAGATTGTTCAGGAGCGTTTGGATCGTGAGTTCAATATGGATGTGATAACTACTGTACCGAACGTTTCTTATATCGTGCATACAAAGAAAGGGGAGGAGATCGAGGTACATAATCCGGGAGGCTTGCCGGACCCGACTTTGATTGATCATATCGACGAGCCGTTTATCCGTGCTTCCGTGATCACGAACACTACCTATATCGGCCCGATCATGACACTCTGTCTGGGTAAGCGTGGCGTCCTGCTTAAGCAAGAATATATTTCAGGTGATCGTGTCGAGATTCATTATGACTTGCCGTTGGGCGAGATCGTAATCGACTTTTATGATAAGTTGAAGAGTATTTCAAAAGGGTACGCTTCTTTCGATTACCATTTACATGATTTCCGTCCCAGTAAGTTGGCTAAATTAGATATCCTGTTGAACGGTGAGCCGGTAGACGCTTTGTCTACATTGACGCACGTGGATAATAGCGTTACTTTCGGACGTCGTATGTGCGAGAACCTGAAAGATTTGATCCCCCGCCAGCAATTCGATATCG